CCGTACCCATGCGGATATACGGCAGCGGTATGGGTGACTGTGATCCTCCAGAACCTGAAGAGTTTGAATTTCACCTTCTGGATCGCAAGGGATACTCTGCGCAGTGGTTGGAAGCCAAGTTGACTCCTGTTGATGAACAGCAGATATACGAAGACTTCCAGATTTACCTCGAAAACTTAAACCAGAAGGAAGAATGAAGATGTCCCAAATTGCTCGTGCTGCCTTGGAGGCGCTCCGTGAACATGGCTATGCCGTGGCTGTAGTGGCTCCGGTAGACTTGAACGGTATTGACCCGGAATTGGTGGAACAACACATGTGTGAATCTGCCGAAGAGATGCTTAATGAGGAGAACCTCAAAGAGTATCTAGTCACCCATTACGAAGATGATCCGGATGAAGATCAACAGTTTGAGTGTCAGGCCACTGACCTTAACGCTGTAGTCGATCTGTTCGAAAGTCGATTCCCTGGTCACACGATCCAAGGCATTGAATTGCAATAGGAACTACCAGATTTGACTGGCTGACTGTAATATGCAGCCAGTCAAATATCTGGGGGTTCCAAGATGTCCAATGAGTTTGAATATCAAAGTGACAACATCATCGTAGGCGCTGCTGAACTGACCGCAGTGCGTACTAAACAAGGGGTTTGCTGGATGCTCCCCGGTGTAGGCATCGAATGTGATCGTCAAGTGGCTGAAGACTTCGCCACCAAACTCGATGTAGTCATCACCAAAAATCTCCAGAAGTATTCCCGCCGACTCTTCCGACGCTAATTTGGGTCTATGGCATTGAGCCAGTAGAATCAGATCACTTTAATTGCCAGGAACAGTATTATGGCCTCAGAGAACACCCCTGATTATTGGAGTTTGGCGGGGGCGCTAATCATCAGTACGATCTCCGGCGTCATTTCCATTACCCAACGTATTGTACTTGGCCAACGTGCCACCCTGATTTGGGCAATCAGCGAGTTCCTTGCTGCCATCCTGTGTGGTTATTTGATGTACGACGCCTATCCTGCTGTGCAAGAAGACCTACCGAAATGGGCTACACTTCCGGTACTGGTTGCCCTGGCTGCTCACGTCGGTGGGCGATCCTTTCAGATGATCGAAAAAGCCTTGGCCCATCGCTACCAGTTCTTGCCAAAGAACAAGGCTTCCATTGATCCTGATTGACCCTGCGATGCTCCTAACCTTGCCGCCTCCGGGCGGCTTTTTTTCGCCTATGATTCGAGAGTGACATCATGAATGCTGCTGACAAAGAAGACCTAGAACGTGCCGCTGTTCTTCAGCGTGCCAAAAGTTTCTCTGGTGAAGAGAACCCTATTTATTGTTCACACACCCATCAACGTCGTGGTACTGGCTTCTTTTACAACAGTGTTGAGCTTATCCATTGCTTTGAATGTGGTGGCTGGCAAAGTGTAAGGAGTGTCATCTTATGAACCATAATAACCCTCTGAAGTACCCAGGACTGTTCATCCCGGTAGATGGTAAGCCGATTGAGGTAGAGGTACCCATACCCCTGAACAGTACGGAAGGCTGGCAAGTGTTTGCCATCCTCAAGGCAGCTCGTCGCCTCCACTTCCTAACTTCTCAGTGCCTACCACTGTTGAAGGCAGCTTCTCTATTGGAACCCAATAAGAATGTGGAAGCTCTGGAAGATTTGATGGACAAAATCCAACAGGATGCCATCAACAGCCAGCGTAACTTCATGGCACGAAGAGCCTACCAGCAGTCGATTTTCCATGATCCCAAGGGTATTCGTACCAGACCTCAAGAGAGTCTCTTCAAGATATGAACCAGAAGAATTACAAGATCGTGATGCCTATGGAAGACGACACTACCTTCGTCATCGACGTGTCTACGTCACATTACTCCACCTATCTGGATCGGGCCATGGATCGACTGAACCATGTGCAGCAGCTCCATGAAACATTAGATGCTCTGGTCAAAGAGATGGCACCTGTGGCCCTGATCAGCCGTTCCGAGGCATATCAGCAGGCTGAAGCCCTGCTGGCCAAATTGGGAGACCCCAAGAGATGAGAGACCCGTTGGACAGGCTGCGTGAGCCATTCGAGGCCATGCACCGAGAGTATTTCCCCGGCATCAATGTCACCCGCAAGGGTGAGCTGTACACCAAACAGCAGGTCAACAACCGCTGGTTCATCTGGCTGTTGGCCAAGGGTATTCCGCTGCCGGTAGACATGGTGAATCCGAGCCAGTACTACTACAAGGTGGATGGCTGCAAAGCCACCAAGTCAGATCGTCCTGACTGCATCTGCTGGCATGACCGAGGTACTGGGCCATTTCCTGAAGGTAAGGAAGGGCTAAAGTGGCGATCTGTTGTAAAAGAAAAAGCCCCCAGAGAGGTGATTGACTTGGGCAAGATGCTGTACAAGAAACCGGAAGCGACAACGGTACGTGGGACTTGCGTCCGCTGTAATAGAAACCCGCAGAAAAGCAAGGGTAATGGTAAGTTCAAAGCTATTTGCTCACCCTGCGATAAAACGCTGCATCACGACCGAAAGCATGCCATAAATAAGCAGGATACCTGCGAAAAATGCGGCTTTACCTCAGAGTACCCCATACAATTTGATGTGGATCACATTGACGGTAATCACAAGAATAATTCGCCAGAGAACCTGCAAACCTTGTGTAGTAACTGCCACAGGTTAAAAACCTATCTCAATCGGGATTGGGAAAAGAAAAGCCCCTCTCTATGAGGGGCTTTCTCGTTCACTTGGCTCAGACCGGAGGGTTTACACCCAGAGTCTTGGCGATCAGTCGTACTGCGGTGTCATCCACCGTGTTGTCAGTACGCTTGGCGATTACACTGACGATGTACACCGCCAGCTCCTTTGCAGCCTCAGTGGCCATCAATTTCACAACCAGTTTCAGCATGGTTTCCCCTTACGCTTCAGTTTTGGACAGTTGAGCTGCACTCAGAGTGGGCAGCGGTTCTTTCGGGATTGGGCGATCAATCGGCCAGCGATAACCCGTTACACGAGATACCGGGAAAGAACGAATGTTCACCTCATCCCCTTGGTTACCACCGAGAACCAGAAGGTTCCCTTTAGCGTCACGGCCTACTACGAAGCCGACATGACCACCCCCTTCACGGGTGAAGATCACGATGCAACCAACTACAGGCAGTGCCAGCAGTTGTCCCCAGTCCAAATAGGACTTAGCTGACTCGAAGCGTGTGGATTTCACTCCAACACGTTCAAGCATTGCCCCTACAAAAGCAGCACACCACGGGGTCTCATCATTCTTGATACCACCCCGTTTGATGTCCTGCCAATACTTCAAGACTTCAGGGGTATGAATACCCCCCTTAGTCTCTTTGATCCCGAGATTCTTACGAGCCTCAATGAGCCAGACTGGTTCAGTCATGGATTTCCCCCATAAAAAATGCCCACCGAAGTGGGCATTATTACATCATCGGTGGTTACTTACCGCCTCGGCCATCTTGAGTAATACAGCGGGTTTGATTGACCGGCAGCTTGTAGAACTGTTTGCAGGACTGGCCATTGGTCGGCACACCCTTGTACACCTCGTCCGGCACACCATCCTGTTTTTCACAACCGGCGAGAGATACCAGAGCGAGAGTGGAAGCCAGAGCCAGTGCGATAAAAGTACGTTTCATGAAGCATCTCCTTGTGGATTGATGGGCGAATCCTAACCTAATACGCCCAAATGTCCACTTCAAAGTAGCGATCTGCCAACTTCTGCCAGGTTCCATCCGCACGCATGAAAATGATCGCCTCGTTGATTTCATCAAGTAGCGGGTCATTTTCCCGTACTGCCATGCCAATACCTGGGCCGAAGAACTTCGGGTCATCGTAGACTGGGCCAGTAAAGTAGAAGTTCGCAGCTTGTTCGTCCGTCAGGCCATGTTCCAGTTCGATGCGTGGGCCAAATACGGCGTCGAGACGACCGAACTGCAAGTCCATCAAGGCTTCCATCTGGTTCGTATAACTGAGCACCTTGGCACTCTTGAACTGGTGTTTGGCAAAGGTTTCATCCACCGAGCCACGAAGAACACCGATGGTTTTCGGTTGTTCTATGGCGTGCTTTACCAGCAATTGTGATGGTGATTTGTAATAGGGTCGGCTGAAGTCCACCACCTTTTCACGCTCTTCGGTGATCGACATGGCCGTGATCAGGATGTCCACCTTGCGTGCATTCAGTGAAGGGATCAGTCCATCCCATTCAGTAGGCACAAAGACACACTCACGCTTCAGCTTGGTGCAGACTTCCTTGGCAATGTCGATGTCGAAGCCTGCAACTTCACCGGTCGGTTCCGTGTAAGCAAATGGCTTCAGGGTTGGATCAACCCCCACACGCAGCGGAGCATCCGCCAGAGCCATGAACGAAAGAAAACTCAGTACAACCAACAGATATTTCATTCCACTTTCCTGTACTTACTGTTTGGGGATCAGACAGCTGATCAGTTCGTGTTCTGCAACGATCACATCGCTTGAGCTTTTCATGAACTCGTAACGAGTAGTCATCCAAAACTTGTCACGCACCTTTTTGAACTCCTTGAGCACACACCGCATCGTTAAAACATCCGTTGTATAGATCGGTTGACGAATCCGTGCGCCTTCAATACCACAAGTCAGTGTGGTGTAGGCTGGATCATCATCAAACAATTGCACTCGTAACACATCCACCAGTGATAACAGGTAAGTGAAATTCACTTGTTCTACTGGATACTGCGGATTCTCTTCTGGGGGATACGCTAGGTAGTCATGGATGGACTCACGGAACACCTCCAACGAATTTAAGTTGATCTGGAAAGGGGCAGAGTAATACGACTGCCCCACAGATGCCACAGCTTGCTCTACAGAAAGCCGTGGGCCTCTCCCTTTCCAAATCTCACTGACCATGAGACCAGACTCGATACGACAAGTCTTCGCAAATGTAAGCGAAGTTCGTGGTGTGCAACCGCTTCATGCCTTCTTGAGATGGCCCAACTGTTGTTGGAAGTGTGGTGTTCTTCACAAATGAATACCGACCCCCCAGCAAGTCATTGGCGATCTGTGTCAGACGCGCCTTGCTGTTGAGGTCACCTGCAATCATCTTGTCAGCACTGTCTTGCAGTGCCCACCGTTGAAAGTCATCGGTGGCAAAGAAGCAGTTACCCTTTTCAACGGGGTAGCTAAACACGAATGGCATCTCGTACAGGTCGTAATCCCACAACGTAGTGAAGGACACCCACCAGTGGATGTTCAGTCCAGTGCGTGGAATGTGTGCAGGCATCAACTCAATCAGCGGATGCAGATGGTGCATGGCCACAGCACACTCAATGTCAGAAGCCCCTGAACGTAGACGCAGCATCTCCACAGCCGACAGTTGGCGAGTGGTCTCATAGTCCAGACCAGCAATACCAATCCATTCATCCGACAGGGTGATGATGTCTGCCTGACTGCCATCCACAAAGACGTAGCCCCGGGCAATTAGATCAGCCACAGTCATAGGGGTGAGGCGGATTGGTTGACCCCCCATGTCCATGAAGATGTTGTAGACCCCTGGAGGTGCATCCTTCTGAGGCAGCTCAGCTGTTGAGAACAGGATCGTATTCCACGAGGTCTTGTGCGTCAGCAGGGCAGCAAGGGTTACCGTACTGTCCAGACCCCCAGACCACAGCACACAAATGAGCTTGTGTTTTTTCACCAGCTCAATAGCACGCCGACGCACACACTCTTCCAGTGATAACAGGGGGTGATCCATCCCAACCACAGGAGTACTCATGAGGTTTTCTGGACACAGATCACCTGCACGAACCACAGGGAAGTTCTCCCCAGTGAGCAGTGCAGCTGCACGTCCCAATCCTGTTTGAGCGTGAGAACGCAGATACCGGTACTTCATGGCTGGTCGAACTCGTTAGACCAGCCCAGTAGGTTCAGGAGGGCAGGAGGCTCCAGCTGGGGTGGGAAGGCTGCCTTAGCTATGGCCCTTATGACGCTGTCGAGAGCCGTCTTTAGCATCTGCTCTGAGTCACCATTCGAGGTGCACAATGGCTCTATCTCTAAGGTGTAATCCCCCGTAATGCCACCTTCGTATTCAACGTGAACAACGATAAAGCCAGCAACTAGGTCTACCTTAGTCACCGAGTATTTTACGCGCACTATGTTATCTCCTATGAACTGTCCCGTCCGGGTCTATCCGGTACACCCCATACAGGGTCGGAGGGTGCGAGGCTATCTCTGAAATCAGCAAGTTCTTTTGAGGAACCGCCACTTCGCACCCTACGTACTCCCGTATAAGCTCTATCCCGGCGTTCTTCCTGTTGCTAAACAGCTTACCGCATCTTACCTCCATCTCCTGCATCATCCAATGCTGGATGGCTAAGTGCTCAAAGAAATGGATGTGGCGGTCTCCAGGCAGACCTAGAGCCGTACCTGCCGTGAAAGTATGCCTCTCCCTGTCCCACAGGTACTTGAACGCCAGCCAGTGAAGCATGTTAGGGGCTGTGAAACTGTAAGGCATACCTGCAAAAACAGGCATGTACTTCTCACACAGGGCCGGGGAGTCGTTGAGGCCCGTCAAAAGAGAGATAAGTTGACCTGGGGTCATTCTCCACACATCGTCACCCAGCGTTGGGTGGTGTGACTCAATAGACCCAAGCCAACCGCAGTAGAGCTCGTCTCCAAGCACCCCGGTAATGACCAAGCCTCCTGAGTAGGCGTCTAGGCTCTCTCCGCAGAAATGGCGGACTTCCGCCCCTTCTGCGTCAAGCAGCCAGCGCAAAGTTCTAGGGTCTAAGTCAGCCAGACCAGAGGCTGTCACCGCGTAAACCACACGCTTACCAGATTTTGCCGCCGGCCTTGAGATAGCGGCGGCAGCCAGCGTGCTGTCGGCCCCTCCTGATAGCAGAACGAGGAACTCGTCGTATGGCATGGACACGACATCTTCTGCCGCTGCGTCGCAAGCTTCGCGTAACGTCGGGAACCTTTCAGGGAGTTCTGGGATGCGTCTCTCAGAGACGCCCATCCCAATGAGCGTAGAGGCCAGCCGGCAAGCCTCTGTCCTGCCGGCTACCCACCCGTTGCTGGCCGTCACGCCACACCTCCAAAGTAGTTAGAACCAACTACCCAGTTTACGTTCGTAGACCAAGCCGCGTTGACAATGGCTGCGCCTACGGCCCCGCCTGCGCCTCCGGACGTAGTGACAGTGACGCCGGCGCTTCCTGCATTCCACGTCCCTCCACTCCCGCCGTAGGCAGCAGGGTTGGAAGACGTGGCGATAGTGCCGGCCGTAGCTGCACCTGGGCCAGAGCCGTTACCTCCAGTCCCTCCGTAATAGTGGGCGTAGGAGGTATTGCCGTCAGCGGAGATAGTCGCCCTCCTGCCACCGCCTCCGCCTCCGCCCCCTCCGCCGCCATAGACAGCGCCTCCGGCCATTGTGCTGGTAATAGAGCCAGAGGTTATTGGTGCCGTAACCCTGTAGGCAGGCCCTCCTGCCCCGCCTGGATAACCTGCTACTGAATTACTGTACCCGCCGGCCCCGCCTGCACCTCCTCGCCCTATTACCTGACACCCAGACCCAAAAACAACCTCTAATTGAGTACCGGCAGGCCACCCGCTACCGGTCTCTAGCGCAGGTACAGCCGTGGACGAGGCTGTGATGGTGATGTTGGTGAGAACCACCTGCACCTTGTCAGAGGTGACAGAAAGTCCTAGGCCGGAAAAGATGTTCCACAGGTTCCAGTTCTGCGGGGCACCCCAGCCACCCCCGGCGTTGTCTAACGTAACTACCTGTACATTCGACTTGCCGTGCAGGTTTGACATCGAGATGGCACCAGAGGCCACCTTCGCCAAGTTGCGCACGTTGGCTTGATTCAGTGAAATGTTGGTGGCCGCAGCGATCCCCAGCTCAGTGTTGACCTGTGACAGGGAAATCTGGCCGCTAGATGGCAGCGTCATGATTACGCCCTCAGCTCAGCCAGCTCACGAGCTTGATTATCCACCTTAGTGTTCAGCTCCTTGATTGCTTCAATCAGCAGGCCCACCATGTTGCCGTAGGCCACTGATAAGGTCTTGTCGTCGTTATTCATAGTCATCACAGCTTCCGGCAGGACAGCTTGAACCTCCTGAGCAATCACCCCAGTCTGGCGCTCGCCGCTGTCAATACGCTCGTAGGTGACGCCGCGCAGTTGTCTGACCTTCCACAAGGCGTCAGGGATCACTTCGATGTCAGTCTTGAGGCGAATGTCCGAATAGGCAGTGACGTTACCGGTCGCAGTGGTGTTACCGGCGTTGTCATTCATCAAAGCCCAGCCACCGCCGGAGGTGAGGAAGCCAACATTGCCGCCATCGGCGTACAGGTAGCGCAGAATGCCATGGTCGCTATCCCACAACTGTACTTGCGGGTTGGTGCCCTCAATCCGAATAACGCCGCCACCGCAAAGAAACGACTTGCTGTTGTAAGTACGAACATAGGTGGAATCGGCCATATAAATGCCGCCGCCATAAGTCTCGCTGTACCAACCCGTCACGCCTGTCGTTCGGAGCCATCCGTTAGAATAAACATCGCCTACAGTAGCCCGGCCAGACAGCGAGCAAGTAGCTCCGTTGAAGTTGTTGGCCGTTACGTTCGCGTAAGCGCCCGCCCCTTGTTCATAGAAACGGAAGTCAGAAGGGCCGCGAAGCTGAAGGCTAGCGGCGTATGCAGTCGGCTGGTGAAAACCAATGGTGGGGAAAACAGTGTTGGCGGAACCATTACCCACAACCTCACACCCAGCAGTGTGGTAATCGTTACCGGTTCCTACAGCTACAATGTGCTGGCTATTAAGAGTACCTGTCAAAGTGCCACCAGCTAATGGCAGATAACTGTGGGTGTGCCCACTATCTGCTTTACCATTCAACTGGCCTTGTACTTTGCCAAAGGCTGCCAGCACAGAGTCGGTATCTGCGAGGGCAGCGTTGTTGCCTGCCAGATAACCAGTCAGTACGGTGGCGCGGACGTTACCAGCCAGAGCAGTGGCTGCATCGTTGATCTGCTTTTGCAGCTTGCCGATAGCAGTCAGCAGGGTATCCGTAGCAGCCACTGCACCAGTCACCGTTACGTTCAGACCAGTGAGGATGTTGCCTCGTACAGCCTGAGCCACACGTTGAGCAGTCCATGCAGTACGGGTGGTATCGGTACCTGCTTCAGCTACAGCTTGAGTAACCGTAGCAGCCGTCCATTCACGAGCATCACTCAAACGAGAATCAGAGGAAGCACACTTGTTGTTGAGCTGGTTCTGGATTTTTGCCAGAGCACCAATCAGGGTATCCGTAGCCACAATGGTGGCGTTCGAGCCAGCAGGTAGACCAGTCAGCAGGGTGCCTTGTACTTGGCTCAGAACAGATGCCCAAGTCTTGTTACCTAGCCACATCTGTGCCGAAGTACCCGCAGCAATGCTGGGTTCCTTGCCTGCTAGAGCATTGGTCATGGTGGTAGCGAAGTTCGGATCGTTACCCAGAGCAGCAGCGAACTCGTTCAACGCATCCAGTGCCCCGGGGGCACCGTTGATCAGAGCATCAATAGCTTGCTTGATAGCAGCCATGGTAGCGATCTGATTGGTATTGGTGCCCAAAGCTGCCGTAGGTGCGGTCGGAATACCAGTCAGTTGAGCCGAGTCGAGATCAGCTTTCAGCATCAGGGCTGCAATGTAATCAGCAGCCGTCAGAGCTTGGTACACCCAAGTAGTACCCGTCCATGCCCGAGCAGTGGTGCCTTCTTTGGCACGCACAACCCCGTAGATCACGTTGTCGATCCGATGGGTGTAGCTGATGATCTCGTAGAATGAAGGACGTGCTACCGAGTCAGCAATGACCAACGTACCTCCATCGAGAGGAGGCAACTGATACGGAGCTGCTGGGGTATTCAGCACCAGCTCGGTAGTGTTAGTAGCAACCGGGGTGACCAGACCACACTGGACGAAGTTTTTCACGCTCATACGTTGCGTACCTTCACTTTGAACTCAACTTCTTTTTGCCGATCTTGTTCAGTAGACACCAAACAGGTGATCACATAGTCGGCGTAATTGGTGCCACCCCCTATCCAAATTTTGAATCGGGTGGGTATAGCTCCCATTAGAACATATTCAGGATGAATCCCCGGGCCGAGTACCAATGCAGGTACGGGTTCAGCCACGGAGTCCACCGCAGAAACAGTGATGGCGACAGATTGAATGTCGTCGCCTTCGATGTCTGAGAACCACGATGAAAGATCAACGTCGTAATCCAGCACTTCGCTGGGTTGCTTCTGGAATGTGTACATAGTTCCTCACACGATGACAGTTCGAGATTCAGCCAACACCACAGTGGTGCGGGGTTCTTGAGTCACGAGCACAGTGCGTGTCGCCGGAGCCTTCACTGCATCGTTGACTTGGTTGGCCCCTTCAGCAGTGGCTGCTGCAAAGGCTTCACCAGAGGCAATATGGATTCTTTCCATCTGACCAAGTGCTTCAGCCGAAGCAATAGCCGGTGGAGGTAGAACATCTACCTGTATTTGAGCAGACAACACAGCATTTGCTGATGCTGGGATCAGCTTAACAATTCGAGTTCGATACTGTCTGGCTGTAGGTAGCGCTCTTCCTTGGGCAACACCGTGGACAAACTGGGTCTTCACAGAGTTACCTACACCAGTGGCGTAGGTTTCCCCTGCTCGACCAGCCATGAAACGAACACGGTTCATGGTGGCCTTACCTATAGCAACACCATAACCATCATCAGGTGAGGCTTTGGTATTTATTACCTGTACATCAATGACTTGAGCAGCCGTAGCACGACCTACCCCAGTACCTTGAGCACCAGTCTTCTTGATTACTGCATCACCAGAACCAGTAGCACTGGAGATGGCATTGCCGTAGCCACGGGGATAGCCCCGCAGACGGCCAGTAGCCAAAGCGATGGAGTCACTTTGTACGACACCAGCAGAAGTGCTAGCACCAATCATGGTGCCTTCCAGTGTTGCTATAGCCTGCCCTACCCCTGCAATACCCAAGGAATACTGAGCACGTACCTCAGCATGGGCATAGGCATGAGCTTGTACTGAGGGGTAGTAGGCCCAGTTAGTCAGCTCACCCTGAGCAAAGGCGTTTGCATTACCAAAGGCATCGAGATACCGAACACCACCAATGGTTACAGCAGGTTCCCAATGAAGCTGGGCTTCACCATTGGCAATGCCTCCGTACATGGAGGCTGTGTAAGTAACCCATCCATCCAATTGAGCAGTAGCTACTGCCTCACCATGGGCACCAGCACGCCATGCAATTTGCCCATTGGCATCACACTCACCGAGAGCGTGACCATAAGCCAAGTGATACGTCGTACCAAAGCCAGTAGCGAATGCTCTGGCCGGGGCTGGGTACATGATCTGGAAGACGTAACCTTCACCCAACGCATCAGCAAAACCTTTAGCTGAGATGGGGCGAAGTATGGCCAGACGAACAGGCTGTCCACCCATCTGACCGTAGGAGTAGGCCGAACCAGCTCCAAAGAAATCTGCATGTGCCCAACCAGTTACTTGGGCAATAGACTGTCCAACCCCTTTAGCATTCTTGAATGCCTTCGGGATGTTGGAAGTGAGGGCATATGCAGTCGCACCAGTGGCCTTACCCCGAGTGGTGCGATAGACCCTTCCCTGAACCTGTGCATTTGCACTGGCAGGAGTGGACGGAATGACCTTACGGACATTCATTTGCCCACTGGCAACAGCCACGGCACCGGCAAAACCGGCAGCCGTGACTATGCCAAGCGCGGCACCAAATAGAGTTTGGCCAAGGCGCGACTGCATGGGCTTAGCTCAAAGTAACGATCAGCGAGCCAACCGGGAACGACACTACGTCAGTAGGATCGAGAGTCTTCGGGTTCAGCATCGGTGCGTGGTACAGCAGGTTGCCACCATTTTGGGCATCGTAGATACCCCAATGAGTGATGGTGACCTGGGCATCGACGATGGCCGGGAAGATCAGGTTCTTGGTGTTGGAACTGGAACCGTTGGCCGGGACGGTAAAACCATCAGATGCTACGGTAGTGTGTGCACGCTGACGGATGTAACCGGAGTCGTTGACTTCGGCACCAGTACCAGCATCGGTGGGGTTAGCCTTGAACAGTGCAACGAACACGCCGCCACCAGTGTAGGTGCCGCCACGTAGGGTTGCGTTGATCAAAGCCGCTTCGAGGTAATCGGAAAAAGCCGACATTCTTCATCTCCAGAACAGTGGATAAGGGAAAAGTCTGTCGGGAGAAGTCCCCACAGTGCTCGTCACTGTATCCACTGCCCCAGTAGAGAATCAAATTGGAATGTTAAACAGGAGGTTTGTACGCCTTAGAGAAGTCTGCGGAGAGAATCTGGTACTTACTCATTACCCCTACCTGTGCTGCTGGATGCTGAAGCACCCCATAAGCAATGGAGCAGGTAATCACACTGCGATCTCTACCAAGAAAACCGATGATAGGAAAGCAACGAAGAACAGCAGAATCCCCTACATCACCAATGAAGTCGTGGGTCTGCATGGAAGAGAGCAATACCCCTCGTTCATGGTTCTGATACCCCCAAGCATGGTTGGCTGCTTGAAAGTAATAGTCTGGATCACCAGAAGATGCGCGTCTACCCCAGTAGTGCCCAATGTTGTAGTAACGGATAGCCCCAGTACTGGGAACCCAATTACTCAAAATGCCCCTGAAAGGAACAATACGCCAGCCACTGTCGAAGGTAAGCTCACCTTTACTATCCCATAGTCTTAACCCATGTGTGTCTTTACTGGGAAGATCACCAAAGGTACAGATGTGATATGTCCAACCAGTCTCCTGACCAACGATAGCCCCCCTGCTCATGACCCTCATGTAATAGAGATCGTAGGCAAAGATCATTTGAAACCCTGTCCAGTTACCCGGAGCTCCTAAATGAACAAAACCACCTAACCCACCACCGTTGTACTTACCATTAGGAGTACCAAAAATGTATGGAGGCTCTTCGGTAGTGATCGGGAAAGGATATGTCTCTTCAACAAAGCCATATCCGCACGGGACAGACTTGGTCTGAACCTTGTATTTTTCCCTGCCTATTATCTCGGTTCCATTCCAAGCGTGTGCTCGGGTGACTTGCATATCTTTGCTGTACTTCAGCACCAGCACCTTGTTTTCATCACCAATGATCAGGTTCCCTGCGGAACCTTTGGCATAGAATCCGTAATCCATCAGACCACCACGTATAGAGACAGCCACACGTTTGCACTGAATGCATATGCTGCGGGGCTTAAACGAACAAAACCATCGTATGCAGTAACTACAGGAAGGCGTGGAGTATTTAACGCCCAACGATCAACAGAATAATTACCAGCAGCCATAATGTGTGCGGTCCTTGTAATGGTAGCCAAGATATTATCAGGGGTTGTAGGAGGCATTTCAGGTAACCCAATTTGGGTAACAGAGACCTGCATCCCATACTTAGACTCTGCCCAAGGAAAATTTACTGCACCTGTGTATAGGGTTGTTCCTATTTTGATAAGCAAGTCATTACTGCTTATGAACTTTTTACCCACCTGCCTGACAGTGAATGTACTGGAATCAATGATAATGTTCCCTTCACTGTCACGTACTTCAAGGCCGTAGTCACTCATCCTTGCAGATTCCCCAGCTGCACACGTTTCACGTTATTGGCATCCCAGATTTTGATGAAATCAGAGGTCTGTTGCATACGTCCACCAATACCTACCCCGTTGTTTTCAAAAGAACCTGTGGCTACATCCAATCGAAAGCCTTTCTGCCCAGAAACATACCCTTTTGACTGAAGAGCACCCCGCACTTCAGCAAGGTTCATATCTACGTATTCAGCCTTCATCTTTCCATTTTCAACAAGGAAAGACCCATCTTCATCACGGAGTTTATTGAAGGTCAGACTGTAGATGGCTGCCTCATCCATAAAGACTTCTTTGCCACGAATAATGAACGGCTTCCTGCCGTTGGCCCCGGTTTTACCGACCCAGAAGGTATCGACATCGAAGCCTGCCTGAACAGTCTTTCCGTCGTTGTAAATGCCGAAGCCGCCAATCAGAGCCTGACCATTGGAATCAACTGCCACCTTCACGGTGTACAGCGAACCAATCTGAGTCACGTTGTCGCTGAGCCTTTCTACTACAGTAGTCAGCCCCACCTCACCAGTAGCCGAATCACCATTCAGCTCAGCAGAAACAGTGGACACGTCCTGAGCCATAGACTTCATCTCAGACACAAGTGCATCCTGCACTCGTTGAACGGCTGACATGCGCCCATCCATATCGGTATAGATGGTGTTGACCTGAGTGATCACAGCACTATCTGCCTTGGCTCGGGCTACCATCTCTTGCTGTACCAAGGCCCGAGTCTGCTCACTGGAGGCTTCCACTTGGTTGAAAGCTGCTGCCAATGCCTGATCTACAGCCGCTTGCTCTAGCAAGGCTTGGTCGATCCCGAGCTTGTTCAGGGTGATTTTGTCTATCTCAGCCTTCAGGGTTTGAGATAGCATGCCACTGTCAATCTGACCGGCCAGAAGAACCAGCATCTCAGCTAAGGTAGGCCGAGCAATCGCTGTTGCAGGCCCGACTACATCTCCATACGTCCCGTTTACTGAAACCACCTGCACCCAGTAGTAATACTGGATGTCGTGGTCTCCGGCACTTTTGTCATAAAAGAAAGTGCCATTGACGATGGTGAGTCGTGCCGAGTTCTCGAACTTGTCGCTCACACCTCGATAGAGGATCACATGAGCAACCGCTTCAGGATTCAAACCGGGGTAAGTCCACGAGACATCAATCCCACCAAAAGCAGGAGAGGCAGTGATCGTGATGTTGTTGTCAGGGTCACCGGGCTGAGGGTAGTTACCCTTGCCAGTACCGCAGACCCCGTTGACACAAGAAGAAGTTGTCATATGGAACTCCCTGAAAAGAGTTTCATACACTACCAGATTCAGGATGGACTCTGAATTTCCTTCCACTAAGAGAAAAATACCTACATGAAAGCTGAACTGATTGACCACATGGGGACTGACCTCACGGTCGTGAACTCTGCTCGGGTGTCGTTCGACAAAGAAAGTGACTGGGACGGTACTAGTCTGTTCGACCAAGACGCGCGCCTGATCAACTATCTGGCCAAGCACAACCACTTCACCCCGTTCACCCACCCGCAAATCACCCTGCGTGAAACTGTACCGGTCTTCGTGGCTCGCCAACGCTTCAAGCATGTGGTGGGTTTCACCTACAACGAGACTTCTCGTCGTTACGTGGACGACACCCCGGAGTTCTACATGCCGGATGTATGGCGTGCTCGCCCTGATGCCAGCATCAAGCAAGGTAGTGCAGGTGTTCACCAGAACTCTGCCATCTGGAACCAGCAGTACGAACAGTTCTGCAAGCTGGCCGAAGAGCTATACACCGGCATGATCAATGACGGCATCGCTCCGGAACAGGCACGTATGACCCTGCCTCAGTCCATGTTCACCAGTTACTACGTCACTGGTTCGCTGGCTGCATGGGCACGGGCCTACAAGCAGCGCAGTGATTCCCACGCTCAAGTGGAAATCCAAATGCTGGCTCATCAGTGGAACTCACTGATTGAACCCCTGTTCCCGGTTAGCTGGGCAGCCCTGATCAAGTAAGGACATCGCCATGAAAGACGTATCTGTAAGCATCCTCTCGGACATCACTGTCCACATGAAGTACGCCCGTCACATTCCGGAAATCCAGCGTCGTGAGACTTGGGATGAACTGTGTGACCGTAACGTGGCCATGCACATCAAGCGTTACCCGCAGCTCAAGGAAGAGATCAAGCAGGTCTACAACCAGTTTGTGCGTACCAAGAAAGTGCTACCGTCGATGCGTTCGCTTCAATTCGGAGGCCGTCCCATCGAGCTGAGCGAAAGCCGCATCTTCAACTGTGCCTTTATGCCTCTGGATCACCCGGCTGCATTTCATGAAGCCATGTTCCTGCTGCTGGGTGGCACAGGTGTTGGTTATTCCGTCCAATCCCGTCACGTCAACAAGCTGCCGAGCCTGACCGAACCGGCCCCTGGCACCTATCGCTTCCTGATCGGTGACTCTATCGAAGGCTGGGGCGATGCGGTGAAAATTCTGCTGAAGGCGTACTTCAACGGTAAGAGCCTGCCCCGCTTCGACTACTCCAGCATCCGTGCTAAGGGTGAACGCCTGATCACCTCTGGTGGCAAGGCACCAGGCCCGAAACCCCTGAAAGAGTGTCTGGAAAAGCTGCAAGCTGTTCTGGAATCCGCTCTCAGTCGTGGCCCGGGCACCAAGCTGCGTCCTATCGAAGCCCACGACATGCTGTGCCACATTGCTGATGCAGTACTGGCCGGAGGTATCCGTCGTGCAGCCATGATCGTGCTGTTCGACCGTGCCGACGAGGAAATGCTCACCTGCAAATCCAACCTCGCCTGCACCATCACCCGTAGCGAGTGCATCAACCCTGAGCATGAGCTGTATCAGTGTGATCTGATCACCACGATGAACGGGAAGGAGTACCACAACATCACCCTGCACAGTTCTCAACTGAACGAGTGGAAGGAGAAGGGTGCTCTGCCGTGGTATCTGTTCGAGCCGCAACGTGGACGTGCCAACAACTCGGCCAATCTGCTGCGTGGCAGCATGACTGAAACCGAGTTCCGTTCACTGATGAAGCGGGTGGAAGACAGCAAGGCCGGTGAGCCGGGTGTGTACTGGACGAACAACCTCGACTGGGGCACCAACCCTTGCTGCGAGATCGGTCTGCGTCCGAACCAGTTCTGTAACCTGACTGAGATCAACTCCGACGATCTGAAAGATCAGGAAGACCTCAATCAGCGTGCAGCCGCAGCAGCCTTCATCGGTACGCTGCAAGCTGGTTACACCGACTTCCACTACCTGCGTCCCATCTGGCGTGAGACCACTGAGAAGGATGCCCTGATCGGTGTGGGTATCACCGGTATCGGCAGTGGTGCGATTCTGGGTCTCGATCTGGAACAAGCAGCGAAAGTGGTGAAGACGGTCAATGCCAGTGTGGCATCACAGATCGGCATCAACCCGGCAGCTCGAACCAGCACAGTGAAACCGGCTGGCACCACCAGTCTTGTACTGGGCAGTGCATCTGGTATCCATGCGTGGCATGCCCCGTTCTATATCCGTCGCGTCCGTGTCGGTAAGAACGAGGCAATCTACCAGTACCTCGCCAAGCACCATCCGGAACTGGTGGAAGATGAAGCCTTCCGTCCCAACGAGCAGGCCGTCATTGGCGTACCTCAGCGGGCACCGGCAGGAGCCATCCTGCGTAGCGAGTCACCGGCTGATCTTCTGGATCGTGTCCGTCGCTTCAATCTGGAATGGGTACGTGCCGGACACCGCGAAGGCGACAATACTCACAACGTCAGCTGCACCATCTCGGTAAAGGACGACGAGTGGGGTCTGGTCACCGACTGGATGTGGGAGAACCGTGATCACTTCAACGGTATCTCTGTTCTGCCCTATGACGGTGGCACCTACCTGCAAGCACCATTCGAGGACATCACCGAAGACCGCTACAACGAGCTGATGGCTTCCCTCAGCCACGTTGACCTGTCCCTGGTGATCGAAGCCGACGACGAAACCAACCTGACAGGTGAAATCGCCTGTGGGGCTGGTGGTTGCGAGGTTAAATAATGGATCACCGGGAGACTCAGCGGGAGCTGGAACAATCCCGGGTGGTCACGCATTCCTGCCCGGGCTGCAAAGGCCCGGTGCAGTGCGAGATCAGCCAAGGAAAGGCAACCTGCTGGTGCTTCACTGTATTACCCCAACACCGTGAGGTGGACTGGGGAGGCGACTGCCTATGCAAGTCCTGCCTCACCGGCAGGAAACAGTGATGAGGGGCCGACCGGCACCAAAGTACCCGAGCCGTAGCGAAGCGTAGGCGACAGGTACGGCGGTGCTGGGAGGCACCATCCCTCTACAGAATTTCAGTACAATGCGCGACTTTCCCAGCCGCATCCTAGCCACATCCGGACTGGCGTTCGCGCGCTACGCGCGCTCCTTGTCCTGCGTGGCGTCGGATGCTGGAGATGTAATCAGGCGCAGTCCCTGCGCTTGGTGAATTGAATAGGGAGGGGCGGAGGCCACTTCAGTGGAGGGGTACCCCCTTAGATTATGCGACGTTTTAGAAGGGGCTGATTCTTGACCTACCCAATCGAAGAAATGCCTGCTTTGTGTGCCCGACTGGGCAAAGCCCGAGTAGATCGAATCCGCTACACCAGCATCGCGGACTCTTCCCCATTACCCCGCTCACGCAATATACCCAACAGTCTGCTGCAATTCATGCAGGGTAAGCAGGTTGGTGACCCAGGATGCTGGGTAGACGACATCATTCAGGGTGTTGTCAGGTTGGACTACGGCAATTCTGTTCCGTTGAGTGCCGCAAGGCTCTACAACATTCTCCAATGTGTTGAAATGATCAACACCCGTGAAGTGATGAAGCTCATGGGCATTGAGCTTCGTCAGGCTCAGAAGTACATCAAAGCGACGAAACTGGCTATGTCGATGATTCATCGGCACTTGGCCAAGATAGCAGGAAGCCATTTAGTAGAAATCCAACCATCAGACCAACCCTGAAGGAATAACATGAAGATTTGTAAATCCGTAGGCTGCACAACAGTCATAACTCAGTACCACTCCGGTGATTTTTGTGCGGACTGTATGAAAGAAATGTCCAACGTGACTGGCGTACCTTTGCAGCAACCGTCGATGTCCGAGCTGTACCCCAAGTACTACAAAGACTTCACGAACGTGGACGAAGCTGATGTGTACTTGGTGCACGACCGTTTCAACATCCAAGACCCCAGTGGATGTATTCACCATGCCAGCAAGAAGCTCTTGCTGTCTGGAGTGCGTACCGGTGGTAAATCGAAGTACGACGATGTGCGTGAAGCCCGCGACACCCTCAATCGCTGGCTTGAGATCAACAAAGATCGCAAGGAGTTGCTATGAAGACGCCCAATCCGTTGGTGCCTCAATTCGTCACCATGTTCTTCACACTGGTTCCGGTACCGAAGGGGATGGGGGATGGCTACATACCCATACCAACCTGCTGTGAAGACCACATCCTGCCCGGACACAAAGGCATACGCCTGAAGTTTTTCGCTTTTATGGGATTCAAACTATTCAAAAAGGTGGCCTACTACGCCCCAGTCAAGGTGGAGATCGAAAATCATGGCGCGTAAGTATACCAACCAAGCCAATGTGCCTCTGTCCATGGCAGTGTTTCTGGCCACGGACAACTACGACTATCAGTCGGGTGAGAAGGTCATTTCAGTCACTTCCCTTCTGAAACCAATTCGACAGTTGGCTCTAGCTCACCGAGTACCTCCTGGCCAAGACCTTGTGGAAGTGGTCAGCATGACCCAATCCCGAATGGGTACTGCTCTGCACGATGCCATTGAGCGTGCCTGGATCAATGATCCAAGCAAAGCTCTGCACAAGCTGGGCTACCCCGAAGCGGTGATCAAACGGATCAAGGTCAACCCTGACCCCAACACCCTCAAAGAAGGCGACATCCCGGTATATCTGGAGCAACGCAGTGCTCGGGCCATCGGTGAGTACACCGTGTCCGGTAAGTTTGACTTTGTGGGTGATGGTCGGCTGGAGGACTTCAAGTCCACTGGTGTCTTCACTTTCATGAAGAACTCCAAGGATCGGGACTACATCCTGCAAGGGTCGATCTACCGCTGGCTGAACCCCAAGATCATCACCAAGGATGAGATGGCGATTCAGTTCATTTTCACCGACTGGCAGTCGGCCATGGCTCGGCAGAACCCCAACTACCCGCAACAGCGAACAGTTGAACGTCGCCTTGACCTACTGTCCCTACCGGAAACGGAGAACTTCATCCGTGGCCGATTGGCTTTGCTGGACAAGTTCTACGATGCCCCGCAGGACGAACTGCCTCGCTGCACGGATGAAGAGCTGTGGCGGTCGGAACCCTCGTGGAAGTATTACAAGAACCCCGAAACCATTGCTAAAGGGGGTCGTTCCACCAAGAACTTCGACAACAAGCAGGAGGCGTACCTTCGAGCTGCTCAAGACGGCAACGTCGGCAAGGTTGTCGAAATCCCGGGCAAAGCTAAAGCGTGCCTGTACTGTCCGGCATATCCCGTCTGCAAACAGGCACAAGACTTGATCGCTGCTGGCGATCTGGACGTATAAGGAGTCCCACATGCTTCCTGTATCCCAAATGGAATACCACCCTACCTCGGAGAAGCTGGTTCAGCTGCTCTGTTCACGGACACAGAACACGGAACCTCTGTTCTTCCGGGTACTGGTGGGTTACTACTGGGCCGTAGCTGCTGCGCAGATGCGCTGCATCATTGCTACCCCGGATCGGGGTGACATCCCGGTCAACCTGTACGCCATCAACCTGTCACCCTCGGGCACAGGTAAGGGCTTCTCCACTTCGATCATCGAAGACGAAGTAATGCACCAGTTCCGTGAACGGTTCTTGGAGGAGACCTTTCCACTGATGGCGGAACGCAACCTGCCGCAGATCGCTCACAAGCGGGCTGTGCGTAAAAACAGCGATCCAGATGAAGAACTGGTACGGGTCACCAAAGAGTTCGAGAGCTTGGGTAACCTGCTCTTCAGCTTTGACTCTGGTACCAGTCCTGCCGTGAAGCAGATGCGTCACAAGCTGCTGATGGCCAACGCTGGCTCGGTCAACCTGGAGATCGACGAGATCGGCTCCAATCTGATGAGCAACACCGAGGTACTCACGACTTTCCTTGAGCTGTACGACAAAGGCAAGGTGAAAACCAAGCTGGTCAAGTCCACCTCCGACAGTCACCGTCACGAAGAAATTCGTGGCTGCACCCCGACCAACATGATGTTGTTCGGTACCCCATCCAAATTGTTCGACGGTTCCCAGACCGAGCAGCAGCTGATGGAGATGCTGGAAACGGGGTATGCACGTCGTTGCTTGTTCGGCTACCTCAAGAAAGCCTCGAAAGACCTCAGCGTCACGGCACAAGAAGTCTTCGACGTGATGACCAGTAACCAGAACAACCAGTTCCTCAGCGATCTCGCTGACAAACTGGAATCGCTGGCGAACATCATCAACGCCAACAAGAAGTTGGTCATGAGCAAGGCCACAGCTCTGCTGATGATCGAATACAAGCTGCAATGTGAACGGGCAGCCGAAGAGCTGGGTGAACACCACGAACTGCAAAAAGCTGAGCTGAGCCATCGCTACTTCAAGGCACTGAAGCTGGCTGGAGCCTATGCCTTCGTGGACGACAGCCCGGAGCTGACGGAGACCCACCTGTACAATGCCATTAAGCTGGTGGAAGAGTCGGGTGAAGCCTTCAACCGCATGCTGGCTCGTGATCGTCCTTACGTGAAGCTGGCCAAATATCTGGCCAACATCGGCATCGAGGTCACTCAGGCTGATCTGGTGGAAGACCTACCGTTCTACAAGGGGTCTGCGAGCCAGAAGCAGGAAATGCTGACTCTGGCTATCGCCTACGGCTACAAGAACAACATCATCATCAAGAAAGCCTTTAACGATGGGATTGAGTTCTTGCGTGGCGAGTCGCTAAAGGAAACCGACCTGAGCAAGATGATCGTCAGCTACTCCGGCGACATCACAGTCGGCTACAACAACGACTATGCCCCGTTCGATCAGCTCACCAAGCTCACCCAGAACCAGGGACTTCACTGGGTTGCCCACCACCTCAAGGACGGCTACCGGAATGGTGACAACTACATTCCGGGCTTCAACATGGTGGTGATCGACGTGGACGGTGAGGTTAGCCTGAGCACAGCCAAGCTGCTGCTGAAGGACTACAAGGCGCTGTACTACACCACCAAGCGTCATCAGGTGGCAGACGGCACCAATCCACCGGTTGACCGGTTCCGCATCATCCTGCCAACCAACTTCGAGCTGAAGCTGGATGCCAAGGATTACAAAGAGTTCATGGCGAACCTGTATGAGTGGATGCCCTTCAAGGTGGACGAAGCTACCGGCCAAGTAGCCCGCAAGTGGCTGAGTCACAATGGTCACTGCGAATACACCGATGGTCAGCTGCTCGATGTGCTGCCGTTCATCCCCAAGACCAGCAAGAACGAGGATCGGAAGAACCAGATGAATACCCTGCACTCCATGGATAGCTTAGAGCGTTGGGTGATGGCAAATACTGGCGACGGCAACCGTAACAACCAGTTGCTCCGCTATGCCTACATTTTGGTGGACACCGGCCACGACTACGAGACTATCCGTCAACGGGTGCTGAACCTGAATGACAAGCTCGCAGACAAGCTGGACGAGGTAGAGATCATGAACTCGATCATGGTCACTGTCGGCAAAGCACTGGTGAAGAAAGCTCAAGCAGCTACTAATCCGTGATCAACGGGCCTTCTTCGGAAGGCCACCCTCCAGTAGAATCAGCCGCCCTCCGGGCGGTTGGTGAAAATCCAAGGGAACCCCTTATGTCTCAAACCCAAGTGAACGACAACCTCGTGTTGCTCGTGGGCAAGTCTGCCACCGGCAAATCGGCCAGTTTGGCCCAGCTGAAGAACCCAGAAGGGGTGATGTACCTGAACTGTGAGGCCGGCAAGAAACTGCCGTTCCGCTCCA